TAGCTCTGTCGCTAATGAGAACACGATCGCCTAAAGAAGTACTGAGTACTTCTTGACGGGTCAAGCGTCTATAGCTAAGATTAGTGCCGTCAAAGAATCCAACAAGCCCTTCAGATTCTCTGCCCAATATTTCATCTGGGCCGAAGAACCTGAGGTGTCGGGGTATGTTGCCAACAACGCGCAACCACAAAGGCTTAAAGCGAGAATCACAGCTAAAATTCCGGCTGAACTTCTTCGCAATTTGCCTAATGCGATTAGCGAACGTATAACACTTTTCAATCCCATGGTTAGGTAACTCCTTAACGTAGATAGGTCTAACATCGACCCCGTTAAAAAAGTCGCCGCCGCAAGATTCCTTGAAGGCCCCTTCTAGAAATGTCTTCTCAGTATTAACCGAGAATCCACATTCGACAAGGACCTGAATAAGGGAGGGTGCTAGACGTTTTGGAACAATAATGTCATCGCCGAATACCGACATAATATCTTCTTTAGGATTCCCGTTCAAGACGGAAACAGACTGGCACAACGCCAGGAAGATAAGTGTCTCAAGTTCGAAAGTGAATCCATTCCCCATAGAGGAGAACTTCTCATTCCTAACCCATGTACCGTTGATCTTGGTTTCTTTGCTTCTTACTGAGTTCAATAGATCGAACCAGTCGGGAGGCAGCAATTCCTTGACCAATGATGTAGCAATAGTATCCGACGCCGATGCTAAGTCGATCGTTGCGAAACAATCGTTTAAAGAGCTCTCGTAAGCTAGACGTTTGTGAAGTACAGGCAGGTTATCAAGATCGTAGCCGGCTTTTTTAAGCCTGCGACGGATCAGATCACCGAAACCCTTCTGAACAAACATGTTGCCATGAGGCTCTATGCATATACCGCGATCAGTCCTACCATCCTTAGGGACAGTAGTGAACTGATTACCACGTTCTATACATAGCTTAGCGATGTTAGGATGCTCGTTTGGAAAGTAGGTCTGATAAAGACCAGATGTTATGCTATAGCGAATGTTACAGCTACGCACGACGTTAACAACCAAGTTACGAGCTTCAAGTGTGCAATGTGGAGGTGTACGTAATTTATCGACCATTGTGGACGATAGACCCCGACATGCCGTTGTGGCACCAGGACCGAACCCAGGATTAAAGGAGGAAAACCTACTACCCAATACACGCTGTATAAAATTCTTGGCATGGTAAAGATAACCAGCAAGGTTGGTTTTTCCAACATACGAGCGATCAGATAAATAGGAGTTAGTCTCCTTACATTTGGCTTCGGCCAGAAAGAACTTATCGATTGCTATTTGCTTTTTGTCTATGCTAGTTCGAATCCAAGGATTCTTTTTCACCAGAGCTAAAGCTTGAGCGTCCGAGAAATACTTATCGGCATCAAGGTAATCTTTTGGGCTCACTTCAAACTTCACAGCCTGCGTTGGGTCGTCTCGTAAGAGAATACTTAAAGCAAGCGAGCGAGGTGTGTTGATCGCTTCAAGAGCATCTTGAATGTACTTTATGAATGACGCATCAGTGACTGATACGCGGAAGGGATTGCCCCGTTCTTTATTCATTTCCGGCTACCTTATGGTTAGTATTGCGGGGAGGTGTTGACTACCAAATCGGTTGCAACAGCATTAGCCAAAAAGTTCTTCGCGTAAGCTAAGATGTCTTTTCGGTTTTGGTCTGTGCAAGCGTCAGGTAAGACGAACTCCATCTTTGCCATACAACTATAAGCTACTGTAGGATTAGGCTGAATGCCTGACCCAGAAGCCGGAGCAGTAACTGCTAAAGTAGGATCCATGATCATAACCGTGACTCGGGTAGATTTCGAACCTGTGCTACGTTTGATTAAAGCAGTTAAACGCTTATAACCAGCGATAGTTGTGGCCGACTTTTCCCAATATTCAGCGGGTTGGTCTGAACCGTTCTGCGCCCGAAAGGGTGCGAAGGTTTTGTTTGCAGGAGTGGTTTGTCCATCCGCGAGTACAATGTTTGCAATTTGCATATTAGCGCCTCCTGCCGAATGTTTGCTCCAAAAGAGCTAAAGCATTAGCAAGGTGATTAAGTGACAAAGGGCTCTTGAACTTCGGGAGCGTAGGGTACGGGGGGAGGCCTTTAACACGGCTTTTTTCCTTAATACTTACTACGTTTGTACCGGCTGAAGAGGTATATGTGAGACCGGGGTTACCTTGGATATTAGATACCCAAAGTTGGTTCATATCAGCGTTATACGACGTTGTAGTCGAAGCTTCTGATACGGTTAGACCGCTTAAAGCGGTCATGGCCTCAAGGTACGCGCCGACTTGAAAGAACCAGTCGACAACGAAGCTGTACGGCAGAAGTTCCCAGGCTAATAAAGCTGGGTTATTCAAACCATACTCATGTGCGGCCGCCAATAAGGTGTTGCTAGCAGTAACTCTAGCAGAGACCGTTACCGTCGACCGCAAGTACCCAGTAAAGGATACGTTGAACGAAGAAGCATTATTTCCTTTAACAACCCACTGTGAACGCCTAGTTTTCCTCGAAACAATAACTCGAGAAAGAGGCGGCAGAGGATCATCAACAGAAACGTATACTCCTTGTATAAGAGGCAACCAACCGTATTGTAATTCTAACCAACGGGCCGATATAGAATCGTCCTTTGCTTTCGATTTACGCTTACGCTTGCCCTTAGCTTCATCAGCTAGGGAACGCTTCAAACTCCGCATCAAATCCGCAACTTTTTTGGCAGCATCGGTA